GTGAATGGTATGATGAAGAGCCTCCGATTGATATTTACACAGAAGGGTTAACAAGGTTAAATGTTAGTCAAGGCCCAGTATTAATTACGTTTACGCCATTGTTAGGTATGTCTGAAGTTGTAAGAAGATTCTTACAGCCTCCAGAGAAAAGTAAAAAGACTAGGCATTATGTTCAGATGACATTAGATGATGCAGATCATTACTCAGAAGAGCAGAAAGAAAAGATACTAGCACAGTACCCAGTACACGAAAGAGATGCTAGAACTGCTGGTGTTCCAATGCTAGGTAGCGGAAGGGTCTATCCAATCAATGAAGAAAATATTACGTTTAAAGTTGCAGATTTTTCAGATGGTGGCTTTCCGTCTTACTGGCCTTGCATTGGTGCTGTTGATTTTGGTGACTGGGATCATCCTACTGCTGCTGTCTTTGTTAGGTGGGATAGGGATTCTGATACTTTATATTTATATGATGTTTACCGCAGGAGTAGGGAGAAACTTGCAGTCCATACGAAAGCGATTAAAGCACGTGGGGAATGGATTCCGATAGCATGGCCTCATGACGGACATAAGCACGACAGACAATCAGGATTGCCTATTGCTGAATTATGGCGTAAAGATGGTGTTAAGATGTTAAGAGATCATGCTAAATGGGAAAAGGGAGGGTTTTCCGTTGAAGCTGGTATAACAGAATTATTAGACCGAATGGAAACTGGAAGGTTTAAAGTTGCGGCTCATCTTGCGGATTGGTGGGAAGAGTTTAGAATGTATCACCGAAGAGATGGTAAAATTGTAAAAGAAAAAGATGATTTAATGGATGCAACACGATATTGTATAATGAGTTTAAAAAATGCAAGATTACCAGGCGACTCACATAATAGACCAGAAGTATTAATGACTATTGGTGATTATGACGTTTTAGATTGATAAGGATAAGTTATGGCTGAATACACAGGTAGACAATTAATAGAAAGATTTGAGACATTAAGAAATGCTCGTAGAGTATGGGATGATCATTTTCAAGAGATTGCGGATCACCTTATACCACGTAAGGCAACAATAAATACAATTCGTACTCCAGGTACTAAAGCACATACGAAAAGATTTGCATCAGTACCTATGCACGCTCACGAAGTATTAGCAGCAAATTTACAAGGAACACTTACAAGTAGATCCTTTAGATGGTTTGATTTGCAAATTGCTAATGATGAGGCATTAAACAAAGATCCTGATATTAGAATGTGGCTACAAGAAAGCTCACGTAGAATGTGGAACGCTATGAATGAAGCTAACTTCCATTCTTCAGTACATGAATTTTATATAGATCTAACAGGATTTGGTACAGCTTCTATTATGTGTGAGCCAAAAGTAGGTAAGCAAAAATATAACGGATTGCAATTTGTTACGCATCCAATAGAGGGTTACGTCTTTGAAGAAGATGACTGGGGTAGAGCTAACGCTTGTTGCTATATATATAGCTGGACTACTAGACAGATACGCAAAAGATTTCCTGACTGGGTGATGCCTGAGAAGATGGAAAGAGCTTATGCAAATAATCCTCATGAAAAATTTCCTTTTTTACATTGGATTCTACCTAGAGCTGATAAAGATCCGTCTAAACTAGATACTAAGAATATGGATTTTGCTTCTTGTTGGGTTGATTTAACTAGCTCTGAAATCATTGAGGAAGGTGGCTACAATGAAATGCCTAGCATGGTAACTCGTTGGAGTCGTAATAGTGGAGAGATATATGGTAGAGGGCCAGGTAATACAGCACTCCCAGATATTAAGGTTTTAAATAAGTCAACTGAATTAGAATTAAATGCGTGGGCGAAATTCATTGACCCACCCTTCTTTGTGTTAGATGATGGGGTGATTGGCAAAGTTGATTTAAGACCAGGAAAAGGAACCATTATTCGAGATAGAGATGCTTTGTGGTTTTACGAGTTCCGTGGTCGAGCCGACATTGGTCGTATAAAATTTGATGAATTACGTAATGGAATACGACAAACATTTTTTGCTGATCAATTAGAACTGCCTAAATCTGACAGGATGACAGCAGAGGAAATAAGAACCAGAGTTGAATTAATGCAACGTGTGTTAGGTCCAACTTTAGGAAGAATAGAAACAGAGTTTCTTAATCCATTAATAGACCGAGTGTTTGGTATAATGGATAGAGGTGGTGCTTTACCTGAACCTCCTCCACAACTTATAGAAGCGTTTGGCAACAAGGCATCTATTAATGTTAGATATAGTGGGCCTCTTGCTAGATCTGAAAGAATGTCAGAAGTATTTTCTGTTCAAAGACTATATGAGAGTTTAGCTCAAGCGGCACAAATAGATCCTACTGTTTATGATATTATTAATCATGAGGAAGCAGCAAGATTTATGGCAAGCAGTCAAGATGTTCCAGAGCAAATATTAAGATCTCCTGATGAAATGGAGGAAATGAAAACAGCTAGAGCTGAAGCACAAAATCAACAGCAAGCTCAGACTCAAGGTGTAGACCAAGCTCAAATAATAGAAAGTTTGGCAAGAGCAGATAAACTAACAAGAGAATAGAGGTAATTATGAACTATGGAAATAAAAAGAAGCCAAAGCCAAGAAAGGGTGGCAAAGGTGATTATATAGAATACAAACTAACACCTGTTCAGAGAGTAGCATTAAGAAAACATTCTGAACATCACAGTTTACATCACATTAATTTAATGGAGGATATGATGATACAAGGTATGTCTTTTTCTAAAGCACATAAAATGGCTTTAAGTATAGCAGGACAATAAGTAGTGATTGCACTAAAACGAGTAGCAGAGTTATATAGTAAGTTGCTATCGACTCCAGACGGAAAAGAAATGTTAAAAGATTTGTATCGTATGTATGGTAAACGCCCATCCTTTGACGCACAATCTCATATGAAAACTGCATATAATGAAGGTCAAAGAAGTGTTTATTTACGTATGATGCACTTATCTAAATTAAACCCAAATGATATAGAAACTGAAGCGGAGAAATTAACAAATGACTGACGAATCAAATACTGAACCTGAAGTACAAACTTTACAAGATATGTTGCCAGAGGATTTACGAGAAGTAGGCGCTCTTAAAGATTTTAAGACACCAGCAGATTTAGCGAAGTCTTATGTGGCAACCAAAGAAAAAATTGGATCTATGGTATCTATACCTACAGAAGATGCTGATGTAGATACCAAAAGTAAATTTTATAATAGAATAGGCAGACCTGAAACAACAGATGGATATGATTTTGAGCCACAATCTGTAGAAGGTTTAGAAGGCGTTACTGCTGTAAACAAAGACAATGTAAAACTTTTTAAAGAAAAGGCTCACGAAATGGGTCTAACTAAAGCTCAAGCTAAAGCTATGATGGATCATGTTCAAGCAGGATTTACAGCACAACTACACGAAGCTGCAAAAGGTATGGCTGAAGCGGCAGATAGCGCATCAAAAGAGTTACGTAAAGATTGGGGTGTGAACTATGACAAAAATCTAGGTCAAGTAGATGCTGCTTTATCTCAATTTTTTACGGAGTCTGATGCTAAAATGATTAAACAAGCCTCAGCACAAAATCCTAGTTTAATGAAAAGTTTAGCAACTATAGGATCAAGTATATCAGAAACACCAACAGCAAGAGAGGGTACAGTGAATACATCAGCACCTACTAAAGAAGATGCCAAAAAAAAAATTAAATCTATTCAAGCAGATAGGGATCACCCATATTGGAATAAACAACACCCTAATCATAAGCAAGCTGCTCAAGATATGAATAAACTGTATGAACAGGCATACGATAATGTCTAGCAATATGGAGAGAAAAGACTTTCTTAGATTAGAGGCATTAAGGTTAGCAGTACACGGAGCATCAGAGTCAACTATGCTGAAATTTGATGATTTAGCTAATCGCTACTACGATTGGTTAATAAATGAACCGATTATAGAAAAAAAGACTAGAAAAGTTTCTTCAAAACAAGTATTAAAGTAGTACGGATTACTTTTACGAAAGCCCTACCCTCTTCTTCGGAAGCGTTTTATGAGCACGTTAGCTTACAGGATAGGCCCAAGACTCCTCTTGGATTACTTAGCCGACATAATTTTAACTGTCTGTTAACTTGGAGAATGTTATGAGTACACAAATACCGACATCTTTTGTGGAACAGTTTAAAGATAACTTTTTACTGCTTTCACAACAGAAAGGTTCACGTATGCGTGGTGTAATACGTGATGACCCAGATTTTCTTCGTGGCAAAGCAGGTTACTTTGATAGAATTGGCTCAACAGCCATGCAACGAAGGACCTCACGTCACGCAGATACACCTTTGATTTCAACTCCACATAGTAGAAGGCGTGTTACGCTAGAAGATTATGTATGGGCTGATCTTATAGATACTGCTGATAGAGCAAAATTACTTGCGGACCCAGAGGGTACGTATGTAACTAACGCTGTTTATGCAGCAGGTAGACAAATTGACTCTGCAATATATGGATCTTTTGGCGGAAATGCTTATTCTATGGATGAGGATGACGCTGCGAGTGCTGTAGCTTTAGCATCAGGTCAAAAAGTAGCGGTTAATAACCATACTTTTGATTCTGG